TGTTTTCAACCGTTAACAGTGCTTTTAGGTGATCGTTTATCACTAACATTGTTTCATTGTTTATATATCCTATCGTTTTCTTATCACTATTTATATCGTTTATTGTTGAATTAATATCCTTTTCTTAGAAATAGAATCTCTCAGAACACACCCTGTACTTTTTACAATGAAAATAGATTCAAAACCAGTTTTTATTGATCTATTGATGAATAAATACATGAAAGAATGTTCATTTAACTATGTCAAAGCAATGAAAGTAGACTATCTTAAGTTATAATAGAATGATCAGTGTTTTTCCTTTAAGGTGATAATGGATTAAAAAATGATTTTCAGTATTTTAACATATGTCTAAATCAACAACATGTTCATCTTGGTTTTGTTATGAAAAATCCTCTACAAAATATTGCAATTATCACAAATGTACCGGTAATAATGGACATTGTATCAACAAAAGAAATAAATGTAATTTACATAACAATCTTTCTTGCAATAACAAAATTATTGATACAGAGTATCCAGTGATATGCCCAGAATATCATGATGGCACAAAACCACAATGTACTAAATGCACATGCAATTTTACATCTTGTATCAATAGTATAACTATTGATCAAATATATTGCAATGAACATAAATCGCACGATAAGTGTACAGAAAAACTAAAGACCAAATATGCTAAAAGATTATTACTTAATAAAAAAGGAAAATTAACACGTAGATGTCCTGGTGATCCAATTAAAATACTTCCTACAAAAGATATACAAAAACTTGTAATAATGGCAACTACGGTAAAATGTAAGTCAGATAGTTGTAAATATAGATCAAATAGTACTACACAATTATGTGACTACCATAGATGTACAGGAAAAATAAATTCATTAGACTGTAAGACTGAAAGATTAAAATGTACAGAGCATGTCAATGAATTATGTGGTAACAAAATATTTGATAGGAAAATTAGACCCATATACTGCCCAGAGTACCATGATGGCACAAAACAACAATGTATCAAATGTACATGTAATTACACATCATGCAATAATTCAATAATTATTGAACAATTATATTGCGATACTCATTCCGATTTATTTAAACCTGAATATACTGATTTTCTTGAGTGTTACGAGGAACGTTTGTATCGTAATCAAAGCGGTAATATATCAAGGAGAGGCCCCAATGACCCATATAATTATAGTATAATGGGGTTATTTTAACTTATTATCATTTATTTAACTGCCAAAAAACATAGTATATTCTATATCCGTTGTTTTCTCAAAACTCTCTAAAAAACTATGATTGTCTTCCTTTACAACATCATTATTATAATGTTCAGAATTACTCATTTCAGTTATTATTTGTCTCAATGTAATAGGCATATTATTTTTCTGTTTTATAACCAAATAATCGACAAATTGTGACAATTCATCTTTACTAAAATTGCTATAATAATAGTTATACTCATTTGCCCTATCGTCTTTAATAATTATAGTTTTTTCTGATGTAAATGGATTATCTAATTCAGTTATATCATCTATACAACAAACATCGAATGGACAATTAGGAAATATAGTATGTAATTGTTCATAAAGTTCAGTATGTTTTTGTTCGTCAAATGTACTCGGGCTTTCAATTTGTGTTATTTCTGACATAATATCTGTAATTATGTATCAATTTTTAAATTTTTTAATGTTTACTTTGTTTAGTCTATTTTGTATTTCATTAAGTGTAATAATTCTATTACTTTTGAACATATAAGGTTTTGTCAATAATGACAAAGTGTAAAATAATTTAAATTTAACTTAATTCTTTAAATTTATAACATAATAAAACAAGGACATTGTTATTATAATGGATCCATAGCAAGTGGTAAAATGTTCATATTTTTTCCGTACCCATTGGCATGGATTAATTAATTCACATTGGAGTGATATTTGGAGTGATGAATTTTATCCAAAACTTCAATCAATAAAATACTTGTCGACGTTCGATGATAAATAATATTCGATACATATTAAAGTTTATTTGTATTACTTTGGTTTTGTATTTCCTTTTTTAACTATTACTTTTGAACATATAAGGTTTTTGTACATAATGACAACGTGTGAAATAATTAAGTTTAATTTTTTATTAACATACCTGACGGTAGTTAAGAAAATGCCCTTTTTTCTCTCCCATAACACATAATCGTTAATAGATCAACTAAATATAATCCATAAAAATGTACTTATGCAGCATAATTATAATATTCAATACATGAATATAAGACTATTATCAATTATATTCCTGCATTATAAATTATACCTAACAATGCATCATGTATGCATTGTTGCATCAAGTTACTTGATCATGCATTAAAACAAATTGACACTGTGTTAATGCGTATCTATTGCATTACGTTATACACTAGCAATAAATTGTTAATTAGAACATTCGTATGCACTACATCAATCACTTGTTGCTTACTATAAATTCAAAGTAAATTGTCTAATACAAGATATTGATAGGTTATACTGTATTATATACACCTAAAAGCTATAGCTTTTATAATATATCTTGCTAATACTGCATTATAAATTAATCAATTAGTGTTACTAGAGCTTCATTTGTTCTTTGGTACTGCATTATAAATTATGGTTAAGTTTACGTGTAACCATCAAGATAGATTTTATACTGTATTAAAAATTCGTAAATAAATTAGATGTACCATCCATTGACTCGAAAGCTGTATCATATAAATTTAAACCAAATACGATTAATAAATTATACCTAAGTACATATATAACATCTATTGTACGTTTTATACTGGATAATTAAAAAGACATTAGTATGATTGATTTAACAAATAACAAGAGTATCATGGTCATTAAAATTTGTTATATTATCATGGTTACATTTATATAATATACTTAATGCTGCATCAATTGTAATTTAAACCTAATAAGATAACACGTATAACAAGTATATGTAAATTTATTCGTCTATACAGTCTATGCATATGCACTTATGCTGGATAATCAAGTAATTGTCTCTTATTGGTAGACAACGCCCCATTTTAACAGCACATGCAGCATTTTATTTGATTTTTACAAGGGAAGGGAATAAATATATATGTAAGATCCCAAATAAGAGGGTGTCTACTTGTTACTAGTGCATTCTATGCATCAAATAAACAATCATATACAGTTTATGCACAATAAAAAATAAGTAACTTCATCTAAAAACGTGGTCATAGGTTTAAATTTACGATTATTTTACAATATTATGGATTCTATGCATATTGTTTTATCAACGTCCAATCATGCATAATGCATCTAATATTTTATCCTGCATAGAGCTTGTACGAATCAATCGAATACCAATTGCAAGTAACTATACAGGATATATTAAAAACAAGAGTGGTGTAGAAGCTTAAGATAGCTACATGACCAGCATAAATACAATAATCTAGTTATAATTTATACACCTTTCAATACCTGTATTAATTATTATAGGTATATAGAATTATTCCTATGTTCTGGACAACATTCGTTTTATTTAGAACTTGATAACAGACATGTTACTTATTTTTAATATTCATATAAACAATAAAAAACCTGTATTAATAAATATGGAATTGTTAGTACCAATACCTCTATAGCCTGGATTGTATTATAGAATATGGATCTTATAGTAAATCGTAGTTCTCCTAAACTTATTTTCTCAGCACTATTCTCATTAACATACCTACTCGTTAAGAGAATTTAACCTTTTTTTTTAACTTTCACTAAAAAATATATCAATGTCCGGAATGTATATAGAATATAGACTGTATAATCAATCAGTACTACAAGTTTACATATTAGGACTATTTTATTATTTTATCTGTTTATCCATCTTGTTTTATACAATCAATTACACTGACAGCACTAGCTATTTTTGGAAGTTATGCATGCATACTATATCCTGATTGTTCTTTAATGTTTAATAATATCCTGGACATTATTTGTTATTTGATTAATAGTGCATTCTATGCTACATGTGTATTTGTATATATGCATTGAGAGCACTTCCAAAACACTAACAGTTTACTCATTAATTTATGGGATGCTGCATAGCTTGACAATTAGTCGATACAACCATTATATCATCTATACAGCAAAGAGACAAACACACATGTAGGATAAGTATGCATATTTGTAGTTGTTGGGGGCCACTATCAATGCATAATTGAAGGATTTACTTAATTTTTATATTTATACTATAAATATAAAGGTATATATTAATTTTACGATATAGTATATATGATAAACTCGTCTGGATAGACTAATTTACTTTGATAACATACAATACATTCTCATTTAAAATTATAGTTGAAAATTGGTTTTTTAATTAATGACTGAACAACAATCACCGCTTTATAATGTAAAAATATTCAATATGTATTAATCACTATTTTAAAAGAAATTATAGTGATTGGATAGATGTCCCATATCTAAAGTGATGTAATATTAAGGTTTTGGAGAACTATTTTTACCTATATGGATGGGCTAAATATGGTTTAACAAATAAACATGCTGAAAATTGCAGGGTATGTTACTCTACAGACCCGCCTGACCTGGAAGATAAATCAATGTGTTGTTTTACTGTTAATAGTTTTGTATTAGTTCCCATTAAAAGTTACGTCAATAATGATATTACTGAGATAACAATATTAAACGATGATATTTTATATGAGTATGCAGATAAATGTAAAAAATACAGAACATCTGTACTTAATAACCGTATCCTTAAGCAACTTGAAAAAGACCAAATTATGAAGCGTCAAGAAAACGAGATATCTGAGATCAAGAAAAAATATGCTAAATTATTGTAAGCATTTGTACAATAATTTTTTTAAATTAACTATATATGGAAGTTTGTAAAATGTCAATACATTTAGCATATTTTGCTGCTATATATATTTCTGCATCTGTTTACTATCTATTCCGTACCAAAATGTTTGAAGATATAGGTACTCCTTTTAATGATAGTTTAACTGCGACACAGAGGGTTATAAAAAAACAATCTGCAAATACGAGAAAAACCGTGTTTTATCAAGGGATTGTTGGTTCGGTATTGATATTATTTGCAACTCGACCTTTTAGGTCTTGTTCATAAACACAATGAATATATGTATGTCTTGGCCTTGATTCTAATGGTATTTCATCTAAAATACCATTAACAATTTACAGAAACAGGACAAAGAACTATTGTTGTTATGGAACAGTTATTCGAGGGACATAACAACAATAGCTTTTTCCTGAGAACATTAATATAGCTTAATTAATTGTGTTTATAGACAATATGGGATTTGAACATACTTTGTCTAACTGGAGAAATACAATGGGCTTTCTTCTATAGAAAATCCATAGTTTAAATTTAAACTATGGATTACAATAAAGATGGTGAAATACAGTTGAACAATTCAAATAAATCTTAAGTTTTAGTCTAAAATTGTTATTAAACTTATTGAACTTATTGAACTTATTGAACTTATTGTCTCAAGTTATTTTCCTTAGTGGAGATCTTCCTATTTGGAAAATTATCAGTTAGTAATTTCCGTATTTTTGGTGTTTTTAACCATTTGTATGCGGAATCGCCACCCCATAGTAACCATGAGACTGCTCCACGGTAATCATTTTTATTATCGCCTGTGCGTGGACTACCTGCATCCACCCATTTTAAATACCCTGGATAGGACGTCCCATTATTTATGGCATCAGGTCCATGTCTAGCAAACCATGTCCTCATATCAGCCAAACTAGCTACATCAATATTTTCCCCGCTGAGCTGTTTACCTCTGTTCCAACCAGTTTCAGTTCCGCCTTTGTAGCCCATTGATTTTAAAACAAGACCTTCTCTTGCATAAGTTTTGACACTATGTGGTATAGTTATTAACTCTATCCCCCCTCCTTTCTGCAATTGTTGACGTATATAAACTCTGCTAGGTTTTCCATTAATTCCTTGTTTAATAGATCTTTTAGAAATGCACATTTTTTCAAGTTCAGAATGTGTTAATTCATCCACAGACATAACTGTTGTCCCTGGTAACTTATTATAAGGTCGACAGTATGGGTATTTTTCTGAGTGAGACACACCCTTGCCGCTGCCACACACTGCATAACCACCTGGACCAGTTCCTTTTTCACATACATTTACCCATTCTTCCTTGTACCATCTACTCAAGTCACTATTAACGGGTTCTTTGCTTTTTCCAAGGGCTTTATAGCTGTTATACGTTTTACCTACATAATCAGGTTTAGTTCCTTTGCATACAGAAACTGCGTATCCGTTAGCATATGCTGATGGATAGACGTTATATTTGGACTTAGCCGTACAATATCCTCTAGGACAAAGTTTTAAAGTTTCTTTTTTGTTTCGTTTAGTTGCAACTGATAAACATTTCTTATATGTCAACATATACTCTACCAGTTAAAAATTAATATAAGCATTTGTAAGCCTTTGTAAGCATCATATTAATAATTTTAATGACTATATTGGTAATTGTTTCTGTAGTTGCAACTCTTTCTCCAAGAATATTACCAACACAAATACAAATTGAAGGAAAAAGTCTCACTTTAGATCAAAAACCCAAATCCTAGAAATTTTGGAAGCATTAAATTTTAATATTACTATGAGAATATTATAGGATCAGGATACCTAGGTGTTTAAAGCCGCCCTCCTTGTGATGACATTATAATAACTGAACAATGAAATCGTGAAAATATTTAGTCATTGAGTATGTATTGTTGTATTGATTCATCAATACATCAAAAAAGTGTTTCTGCTCTCTGTATTCCATAAAGATTGGTTAGTTTTAAATTCTATTGTGTATTTGCTGGTAAACGTTGTTTTTCTAGATATGTTAAATTTTCCTTTTTATTACCAAAGAAACATTATAAATGAAAGATTATAATGAAATATTCTCACAAACTAATTTTAATGACTATATTGGTAATTGTTTCTGTGGTTGCAACTCTTTCTCCAAGAATATTACCAATACACATACAAATTGGTGGAAAAAGACTCACTGCAGCCCAGCTCACAGAAAAGTTCTTAAAGACTAAACGAGGAAAAAAACTCATAAAGAAAAATAAAAGAAAAGGTATACCTGTTACCAAAACTAAGAAACTAATGGTAAAGGCAATAAATAAAATAAGAAGGAAGAAAAAAAATACAGAACCAGTAACAGCACCACTACGCGATGGTTCATTCTATATGACCTATGATACAGATACAGATACAGATGATACAGATACAGATACAGATACAGATACAGATGCAGATGATACAGATACTGATACAGTAAGAGTATCAGTAATAGCATCAGATCGACATAGTTCATCCGATATGACATATTCAACATCTGATACAGATACAGATACAGATGCAGATTTTTCTATAAAATATCACTTTTAGGTCTCTTAACTAATTTCCACATATCATACCCATCGTAAATATGTGCAATGTTTGTAATTTATTTATAATATACTTATATATGAATGTTGTATATGACCCGGATACCAAAGTGTTTACATATAGCTGTCCGCATTGTGAGGGCATTATAATAACGGAATATAACCAGTTAAATTGTAAAATATTTCGTCATGGAGTATTTATTGATACCCTGAAACAAATTGGATGTCACGCAAACAAAATAGAATGTGATAAACTTAGAAAAAACAATCTTATTTATGGATGTGGGCAACCATATGAAATTAAAGTTAGCCATAAAAAACATAAAGTTTATAATGTTTATAAATGCGAATATAAATAAAATTGTATTATTGAGTGTTACATTCAGTTACATTCCCACCATTCATCATATTCCCACCATGTACGAAATCAGAGATTCCACCCATCCTCCTTCGTTGTTTCATTATTTGTGCCTTGTGTTGTTCAGGAGTTATTGCTATAGATTTAACATTTATTGCTCCTTTATCAATAGTAGAAGATTTAACATTTGATAATTCTTCAATTAGATGTTTCCGTATACTTGAGTTTTTACGTATGTATCCCAGGGTCGTATAATCAAATTCTAAAACAATTAATAGATTGTCGTTTGCAGTTAGTCCTGCTTTTGGAATAATATATATTTGAGTTCCATTATCTTCAGGATGGTCATAAAAATCAATAAGATGATACATATTACCATTTGGATGTTTAAATTTAATATTACATTCACTAAACAGATCTTTTACTTCAATCTTGTGTTTATATATCAAATCATTGTTGTTGATTTCAAACTTTGTTGCTTCTTTACTCCAGTCAATTGCATATTCTATAATAATATCACCTGACATATAATCAGGTCTATCTATTCCTGCATGTTGTACAATTTGTTGTTTTCCCATAGCATTGGGATCAAGTTTTAATTCCAATTCAAACTTTTTAGTCCCGTTTTTTACTCCTTTTTCATTCAATGTAGGAATATCGTGTATAATATTCACTTTTTTCCTCAAAATAAGTTGCCTTAGAGTTACTGGCAACTTAATTGAATATTGTGGACATGTTTTTATTTTCTGACTCCGTGCATCGTTTTGCTGTTTTATAGCTTTTACAAAATCCCATCCCCCGCGCTGATAGGCCATATTGAGTTGTGGATCTTGTAAGTCCATAAGCATATCATGGGCCTCTTTTATCTCTTGAAATTTAACAGTAGCTTCAGGAGCTTTATTACGATCAGGATGATATTTGATTGCTTTCTTTTTATATGCTTGTTTTATTTGAGCTTCTGTACAATTTTGACTTAGTCCTAATATAGTGTATGGATTGATAGTGTCAGTCATTAAATTAATTTGATGGATCAAATTTCTTTGATCAAGATTAAATTAAATGATAATATTCAAAATATATATGTTTGTTTGACATATTATTATATAACCATTTATCAAACAAATTTCCTGAAATTCTCCATCCTAAAGGAGGAGAATAACACTCATTAAATGATAATTTACCCTTTAAAACGGACCATTTTCCCATGTTATTATACAATATGATTTACGGTTTTTAAATATACCCTTATATAATAGTTCCCGTAATCTTGTTTCAGATAAAAGATCACATGGAATAATATCAGGATTATTAAATACTAGACCATCAATTATCAAATAACATCAATCATTTTATACTTTACATATTAACCAATTAACCTATAGGATTTAATCCTTTACTTGCACGTAGTGCTGCATATCTAGCAGCGGCTTCCTGATTATTTATATTCGATGTTTCTTGTTGCATTCTTATTTCCTCTTGTGTAAAGGTTGGTTTCATTAGCATTAATTTATATATTTGATGACATGTTCCGTTCATATTGTCAATTAATTTCTCTACTTCTTCTCCTAAAACTCTTAACCTCTCATCATTAATATCATCATCAAAGTTTTTAAGTTGTTTCACAATATCCAGTAACCGCGCTAAACTTTTTAAATATATTTCTTGTATATGATGTAAGTGATTATACCAATCATCATTTTCTGGTAATTCTTCATCGGGTGGAACGCCTTGATTTACCCAATGACCAGCTTTATTAGTACATTCTAATTGATCAAATATCTCTGGATTGCCGTTACATCGAGGGCCTGTTGTCAAGGCAAATATACGATTAGAACAATACGTCATACTTTGTTGAATAACCGCTAATAAATTTATACGATCAGTATAATGTTTTACTATACTTGAACATAAATGTTGTTTATGTTTGGGATTATCCACAATTAACCCCAAGGTGGATGCAACATTATCAAGCTGATTATGTCGAAAACTAAGTAATTTATCATTATAAATAAGTGCTATCGTAGTACAAAACCTTGGATCTAAATATTTATTTGTATATTGTTTAGCTAATTCACTTGCAACAGCATGTATTTCCTGAATTAGTTTTGATTGGTTATTTATATTTTTATTTACAGTGCTTGTATGGCTACTACCACTTCCCATATATATATATATATAATATAAAAATTGACTGTTTAATATTATAAATGGATTATGAAAACACACAAATACGATTCCCTACTCTGTCAGAATTCAATGAAAATCTTAAATCGAGCATAGATGATTCTATACGTAAAATAATACTTAAATTATTGCATTCTATAGCACAAGGCGAAGACCTGTCTGTTGACTATTTAATATCGACATATGGTAATATATTGGATAATATTACCATTGATTCTGTTGTACGGAAACAACGGAAAACTATTCCATCTGATAACAGATGTTTGGCTAAGATTAATAATAACAGACAATGTAGTCGTAAAAGAAAAGGCGTTCAATATTGCGGAGGCCATATTGAACGTAGACCCCATGGAGAATTTAACGATAATACACATCAAAAAAATATTGATACTAAAAAAAATGTTAGTATCATTAGAAAAGATTCGACGGGCACAGAAGATCATATTGATGAAGATGTAAATGATAATATTGATGAAGATGTAAATGATAATATTGATGAAGATGTAAATGATAATATTGATGAAGCTGTAAATGATAATATTGATGAAGCTGTGAATGATAATATTGATGAAGCTGTAAATGATAATATTGATGAAGCTGTAAATGATAATATTGATGATGTAAATGATAATATTGATGATGTAAATAATAATATTGATGATGTAAAAAATAACAAAGATATGTTTAATGACTCTGTTTAATATAAATGTGTTAGTCATTATCTAGACAGCGTTGAAACACCATATCAACGTCTTCTGACTCTTTTCCATCGAGATACCACTCATAAAATTCGCTCGTTACATGTTAATAACAACGACTACACTTTTGTTCTCCTGTATTGTACCAATATACACTAACAATCTCGTAACACCCATATTAATTGAATCCTATAGCTTCAATTCGTTTGTGGTTAATTATAAGGTTGTTCTCGTCAAGAACTTTTTTTAATAGTTCATCATCTGTCCTAAGTAATTCTGCGACTAGTGAAATATGATTCATATTGTATAACAATATGAATCATAATTTGTATATGCCACGTTAACTTTGTTTTATAATGACGTATAAAACAAAGTTAACGTGGAATATCAAAGATTCATTTGAACTGTTTAATGAGGACCACATTTTATGGTTTTGCACAAGATTTTCAATCTCTTATAAAAAACCCATAGACAATAAAAAAACAAGTTTATTCTGTTTGACCTATTAAGCTCATTGAACTTTGGGTATGAGCTCCCCCATGTCCATACAATGAGCGTCGCCATTGTAAATATTTTATGTTATGATTAGGAATAAATTCAGTGGGTTCGCCAGTCTTTGTTACACTATAACTATAATCACTATTGGTTTCAATTAGGTAATGAGATTCCATATAATTTTTGCATTTGTCATAGTATTCTGGTGACACTGTCATAAGTATACTCGCTGTGTTTACTTTTTTTGGAGCATCAAATTTTTGATGCTCCATGTATCCATAATTTTGATTGAAATGACGTGGTAATTTTGCAATGTTAATTAATTGCAATAGATTAGAAGACTTAATTTCATCATACCAACAGTTAGAAGTATCGTATTCTATACTGTCATTTTCAGGAAAACGTTCCAATTATCAATAAATGCCGATCCAAATACATTAGGGGTAATTTTTGGTGTCTCATATTTTCTTATTATATTAAATACATCTTCAAACTTTCTGGCAAGTGTTGTCTTACCGCTATCATCTGGACCAGTTATAATAGTAAGTGTGTGTTCTTTTTTAATTGCGTTAATGATTTCTTCCATTACAATTTTATTGTTGTTCATTTTTGTCCGACAGACAGGTTCGGCTATGAGTTGATGTGGTTATCTTTGTCATGTGTGTATTCAGGGAAAGTATTAATGCTGCAAACGTTCCCCATCCAATACCGAAGGGTTCTATTGCTTTATGTGGTCGTTTATACAGTAATGTTAAATGCATCGCTGCACCTATACCAAATACTAAAACACTTGGTATAAATGAACGGATAGGAGGGTATATGTATTCATGTTTTAAAACGGAAGTGTTTGACATTGAATATCATAAACCATCATTTTTTTGTATGAGCGTTTGAAGAAAAAACATAAAAAATTGTTCTATATTTAGTTTTAAATATAACTAAATATTGTATGACACGTAATTGGATATCTTATAAAACTATATTATCGCCTATAAACCCAATTATTAATGAGAATGATATTATTCTTGATAGTGGATGTGGTATGTCTTATGCATGCAATGACTTGGCTCTACTATATCCAAACACTACAGTTATTGGTATAACATTAAATGAACATACTTTACAATTATCAAAACCTGATAATTGTAAAGTAATATATCATAACATGGAACATAAACTTAAGTTTAAGTTTACTCTCTGTTTTGACATATATGGAGCAATATCGTATAGTTATTACCCGTTAAGAATAATAGGTAACATATTAGATAATATGGATGTTAATAATAAAATTTATATCTATTGCTCTTTTTTAGGGAGAATAATAGATATACATCAAAGTCTTAAATTATTCCCTGATGCATGCAATATTGAATATATCGAAGAGGAGGAGCGTCTTATAATAAGTAAAAATATCACTGAGTTACCAGAATACATACGTTGTTTAGAATTTTATCCTAAGTCTTTTAGAGTAAATTATCTAGTATAATATTATCGTCTCGTGTAACCTATACATAATTTTTATAATACAAAAATTATGTTAGATTTTCCAAAGTGGCGATTACCATCAGTATTTTTTATTAACTATTAATCCAAATCAAACTGAGACTAGAGGAAATAGTTTATCTAAGACAATATCTAGCCATTTAGGCTCTAGTATAAAGAACCCTTTACCTAGAGTTTTAAGTTGTTCGTATCTATCATTAAGTGTTTTTCTGCCGTTATACATATTCCTTGGTCCGTTATTTTTATGACGGCCACAAAAATCAGTATGAACTTTTTTTGGGCTTATACATTGACGAATCTTATCAGCAGCTGATTTAAATGCTTGACATGTACGTGGATTTGCAATAGGCGAACAATATAATGCTACTGTATTAGGAAATATACTAATGTCTTTTGTTACCCGAATAAAACCCTGTACATGATGTTCTATTTCGGATGACATTGGTAAGTGTCGACTACCTAGTCCTGCAAATATCTGTTCTTTTAATGTTTGTTCCACAAGAAATCCATATTGATCCATGTCGTTAAACAATTGAGGAAAATTAACTTTCATATCATCAACGATTTTTGTTGATAACATTGTATAATAACTATCATGGTCAGTTATCGCCTTGTAAAAGTCTGGCAATAGTGTATTACTATTAACCTTGATGAACTCAATGTACCTTTGTTCTGCTGTTTCGAAATTTTGGCATTGAATGATGAAATTAGAGTGTCCATCCATTCCTAATATAGCGCATAATCTATGTTGTCCATCAATAATAAGGATCCTTATTATTGACAAGACCAAATGTTACAATTTGGTTACAAGTCTTTGATGCTTCAGGTTTATCATCAAGATGCTCACGTATTTCTTCAACACGTTCGTTATTTACAGGACGTTGTCTATCCCATAAAAAATCTTGTTCGTCAGTAAAATTTTCAATGAACTGTAGTACTGTAAGGTGAACAAACAATAAACTTGGGTTTATGACCATTATTGAATTAGATACTAACCCAAGTTTAGTCATAAAACCCGGTAAATAAACAGCCAATTCTTGTTCTCTTTCAGTTCCAAAAATGTTAGTTAGTTCAGTTCGTTGAACTAACTAACTATCAATAAGCATATTTGACGTATTTGTTGTTGATGCCATTATTAACACTAACGGTCTTTCTAACAGCCATCAAAAGAATCATTTTTCAGTCCTAAAATAAATTATTTTAGGACTGAAAATGATCATATATTATTACTCTACATTAGTAGATTAATTACTCCTCAATTATTTTAATATGCTTTGAATTTAAATGAATAAATTTTTTCCATTCTAAATATTCTTTATTAACCCAATCAGGTAAATCATTTATAATAGGTAGACTAACCTCTATTTCTATTTCTGGATTTAATTCTATAATTTTTCTTAAAACAATATGTTTTTCAAGTGTATTATTTTCCATGGACACTTTAATTATAAATTCGTTGTGTGTTTTAGACCATCTCATTGCAGGGTTTTCTATATGTCCTTTGTCCTTGATTCCATTGCTACGTAAAATATTTATGTCCCTTTTTTTTAAGGTATGAGTTGTAATAACTTTATATTTATTCCAAAACATTATTTCTAAATATTTTAAATATCCTTTACTTGATTTATTGTGTAGTATACTACCTGCACAATGATGGTTACTAATAGCGTCGCTACCTTTAAGAACCGACCACAACATATCATCTTCAGATGAATACCTACCGGTTAATTCGTCGTAATTACACCGTTTTGACGTAAAACTAAAGCACTTGACTAGAAGTATTTCCAATCGTTCTTTTAAATCCGTTATTTCCGGAATTTTTCCACTTAAAAACGACTCAACTATAATATTTTTATTTACGTCATGTACAACATTCGTATTATAATCTAGATTATCAATTCTAACAGAAGACATATGTATATTAATTTTATAATGAATCAAATTATATTTTATTATATTATTATTCTTTATAATGGTTCACTTGTATGTCCGTTACTCCAAATCTGTCTTAACTGTTAAGACTGCCTAGTCATCACCGATAGAACTATTATTTAAGGCCCAACCGATTTCCCTTGGTGTGAGAATAACATAAGGAGCCTACATTTCATTAAACTATTGGATAAGGCGTCTTTTGCACCTTCAGTTATTATTTTCGGTTTACTATCTCAACTCCTTCCCATTCATCGTTTTCAATTATGACATACATGATGTTTGACGTATTCTCTCTGTTTAATTTTCCACTATGTTGAAAAAATGATCAACTCATTTTATCATTGACATGACATCCAAAATTAGAGAAGAAGAAGCACGTATGATGGCACTTGATATTATAGGTTTCCCATGGAATATGGATAAAAACACAAATGATGCAATTGATGAAGTTACAGAGATCTTGTACGGGACAAAACGTACAAAAGACTCAATATATACAACATTGTTTGCCAATTTCTATGGTGCAGTCCATATTCATCCACCACACGAACTAGTAGAAATCAATCAAAATATTGAAAATATCTGCAGTAAATACAATATACCCATTGATCTAAGTGGAAATCTAATCGTAAAACGGATCCGTTATGTCTAAAAATAATAACCATTTAGTGCAGTATATGGGAGCAAAAATACCAATGCCGAAAAAATTCCATATCCCCCTAAACCTGAACTCTAGACTTGACGGATACGTATATCTTTATAGAGAAGATATATAAATGTAGTTATTAAACACAATCTTTATGTATATTAAATGTCATACATTGTGTTTCCTTTGGGACTATACTTATTACACACTTTGATTTGATACGATTTATTGGTTCATTACAACCTTTCTCTATTTTTAGTTTATCTGTTGTAACTTCATTGCATTTAGCTCTAAATTTCTCGTACCTGTATCTTACATCATTGTAAGATAACCCAGATTTTTTATTTAACATTGTGTTTATTTCTTCATGTAATCTGTATAACCATCTGGAAAAAGTGTTCCTGTTTTTCAAAGCGTGAGGAGTAAGCCTTATTTTTTTTAAGTTTTTTTCTAGATTATCTCTACAAGCGCCACAAGGTAGAGTGTGTCTAAGTGACAAAATAAATGTTCTATAGTGTTCCTTTTGCTCTTTAGTTGGATTAACAGGGTAATTGAAGGACATAGTATGTAAATAATGCCACATGGGAGGGCCCCATATGTATGTTAGCATACCGTCGTTACTGTTATAGTCAATAATACGTTCTTTAGACGACATATTATATATAATATTTAATATAATATTTAATAAAATATTTTTATTAAATATTTTATATCCGTTAAAAAAGGCACATTATCAACCAAGTATTTTCTCTCCTTCTTTTGCCTTTCATCATATTTTTTCGCGGAAAAGTGACATGTATCCCTTGGCTGACTACCACCACTAAAGCGCTTTGGTTCTACCCTGTTATGGGATTGACATACTCTACTCAGTTGCACCACCATCACTCTTAGGAGGTGTGGCGCTCTGACAAAGTTGTCAGCTGCACACTTACTCAGAGTTGTACTACATAGGAGTTTGGTGCGGCGAAGTAGGCCCATTTATGTTAAATCGAACTGAAACATCTCACTTTGTTTAGCTCTTTTATGGACAGTCCTTTCCCACCCCCTTCCGGTCGTGGGAAAAGTGACGAGGTCGCCCCCTGGCCGACTAGGGACATAGACAACCAGTTACTTCACTAGGGCCACTATGTGATGGCATGGCATGCGCTACTTAAGTTGCACCACCATCACCCCCCTTTCTCTGGGTTGTACCTCTGGTGAAGTAGCGCTGATTTTAATGTCCATTAAGCTTCAATCCTGTTTGTGGAATCAGTGGGTGGGCGCGGTCGCGGCCGCCTCCCCCAATCCCATGGTCCGCACTAAGGTCATTATTATCCACTTTGTTCCTCATGTGTTGTGGTCATTTAAATTATCCACTTTGTGATTCAATATTAAGAAAGTTATTATGCGTTTAATATTAGAAAAAATGATAAATTTAATTACATATAATGCCCGAATACACATCGGTCAAAAAACAAATTACTATAATAAACCCCAAAAAACCCCAACCTAAATCAAACCCAATCACCTTAAAAAACCCCCAAAAACCCCAATCCAAATCAAACCCCATTTCATTAAAAAACCCCAAAAAACCCCAACCTAAATCAAACCCAATCACCTTAAAAAACCCCAAAAAACCCCAATCCAAATCAAACCCCATTTCATTAAAAAACCCCATTTCATTAAAAAACCCCATTTCATTAAAAAACCCCATTTCATTAAAAAACCCCATTTCATTAAAAACCCCATCAAAAGTTTCTTTTAATATTAAATTAAAACCACGACAATTATCAAAGTATAATCTTCCAGCTATAAAAGATACATATTTACTGTCGTTATATGGCAGAATCGTTAGACTTACGTTTGATAGTGATAAAATATATGATACTCAGTGCAAAACGCTATTAGGGACAATGAATGGTGATGATATTGACTGGACTGATAATGAAATCAATACAGGATTAGATAATTTAACAGTATATTAATACTCTGGTAATTCATACATAAACTTAGCAATTCCAGTAATTGGTATATTCCCGTATAGTTCTTTGTTATGTTTATTTAATATACGTATGTTATCAGCATTGTATTCAGGAATCTCTAAATTATATTTGAGGCTTGTTATTTTTGTTCCATATTTTATTGACAATACGGTCTCTTCTCGAGTGTCAATATTAATTAATGTTATATCAAAGTACATAATTAATATTAATTACATATTATTTATAGTATGTTATCATTAAATTAGTTAGTTAATATGTCTTTTAACGTGACGGTATTTGATATGGATTTAAAATAAACCCTATGCGCCGTGTATCAGAACAGGCCAAGTAATATGCTAATTCTATTAGAGACATGTCTCCCTCACTATAAGACATTAACAGATCCTCAATGAATTTAATATGTCTCCCTTCGATATATGGCATATGTTCTTCCTTAAGTCGGGAAGAATATAGCTTTTTATATTCTGACATAATCTCTGTTAAGGTATCAATGTACAATACCCTCATTTCCCTGAATAGTTTCGTATAATGTGGAAAATGGACAAGATATTCTGTTATCTTGTCACTCTCCAAATAATCCATAAATTCATCGATATCAGATGGCAAAATATCCAATTCATTCTTAAATAATAGTTCTATCCAATGAAAACATGGGTCAGGTAGGTTTGGTAGTAACTGAGTTGCTCTAGCACAGTTGTTATCAACAACACGCAATGTTTTTCCATTTTCTAAGGTAATGATAACGCCATAAAAGTCAGGGTTAACAGGACCATAATCACAATCTGAATTGTACCACGTTAAAAGTTCTTCGCGTGTTTTGAACGGACTTGTACTTTGTGTATGCTCAAAATACTCAAACATTGGATGATCCGCTCTAGCTACATCCTCCATTGTAGATATATTTACAATCGATATAAGAACAAGCTTATTCGTAGTTGCAATAGTAAAACTATTATGTTCCTTATGAACAAGAATACAGTAATAACAGTACCCTTGAACAAGTTTACTTTCATCAAACTGATGTTTAACGTCTTGATATAGATCCATAATAGTATGGGTGTTGCCATAATGGGGCCCCCACCCCTTGTTAGGGGTTATCATACCAGAACTAGATACATGCAATGTTCCGTCAGGTAGATGAAACAGTCTCAATAGAACACCGTCATGGGCAGTGTCTATTTGATTGGAGGGGTCTAGTAACATTTCACTTATTTCTTTTTTATTAAAAACAGATGGTTCTAAAGGAACCTTTACTCCAGGAGCAACTATCTTTCCGTCATTATCAACGATTAACCCTTTAATAGGATGTTTAGTATCAATGATTGACCCAGGTTGCCATTTAAAAATGTTTAGACCAGTATTGTCGCAACTTTTCAGCTGGTACTTAAATCTGTCTGCCATCTTTGCCGGAGATTCCATGTTGTATAGTTGTTTGGTTGTTGACGTCATCTTAGTAACTTGGATGGGATCATTTTTTTTAGAGACTTTTTTCTGATTATAACTATATTATGAATAATATCAATATCATTGATAACAATATTAATATAAATCAATACAGTCATTTTAAAGATAGTAAAGGCAATTTATATTTAGGTCTAAAAGAACATAACATATATATTCCTGTTATATTTGCAGATAACAATTATAAACTTAACAGAACACTTGCATGGTATGTTACTTCTGAAAAATTTGATTCGTTAAATTTAGAAATAAGTACTCTAGTTCCAGTTAAAAATATAAATATTACTTTAAGGGATCCCCTTGATGTACTTGACGATGCACAGCTTATACCTGACATTGATGATTTACAAACATTAAATTTAGAAGAGGGTGAAGATATTGAAGATATTGAAGATATTGAAGATATTGAAGATATTGAAGATATTGGAGATATCGAAGATGAAGATGAAGATGAAGATGAAGACGAAGATGAAGATGAAGATGAAGATGAAGATAAAGATGAAGATGAAGATGAAGATGAAGATGAAGATGAAGATGAAGATGAAGATAAAGATGAAGATAAAGATGAAGATGAAGATGAAGATGAAAAAGCTAAAAAAGCTAAAAAAGCTGTTGAAAGTAAAGATGTTTATACTTCATTGTCATCTGCACCCGTAGAGGAATTAACTAAAGAAAATATTATATTGGAGCTTGGTTCAGACGATGACGACACTGATGACGATTTTGATTTTGAATTTGAAGCAGTTATAGAGATTAAAGACATAAAGGGTACAATTAAGATTTTTGATACCTTTAATATAAATCAGATAAAATCACTTATAAGTGACGATATTGAGGACCCTGATTTAAAAGAATTAAAACAAAACAATCTTATTAATTTAGTAGCAATTGCTAACGAAAAACTAGCTATGAATAGAGGCAATATAATATTAAATAATACCGGGTGGCCTGAATGGATTATTCCTATTATTTCGACATCTCGTAATAAAGTTGATATAATAGATGGACCTGTAAAAGAACTATATGAAATGATTCCCGCTACCGGATGCACAATGGAAACATCTATACCTACACCTTTTCTTCATACTTCTAGTAGAATGATTACAGATGAATGTGATAAACCATCTGGTGGTTGGATGAAAGAAAGACCAGATTATATGATTGATGTTGTTCATCATGACGCTTCACATAAGTTAGATGAAGCATTGTATAAACCAATAGAAAAAATACCTGGTAACCAATACATTATGGATATTGAGTTAAATAAGCGTGCTTTAAGTAAACTTCATAGTATTAAAAAGAAAAAATCTCATTCATTGTATTCAACACTTCTTAGCATACCTAATAATATTGAAAAAATTCAGACCAAAAGTGTCTATGATAATCATATACATATTCTCGGTTTTATTGTGCGTCCTGTAAGTAGTAAGGTCTCTGTACCATTGTCCGGCAAAGAAAATATAATACCCTTAAAATGTGACGGTAATACAAATACACATGACTATATAGGTTCAATTCTAAATACAATAACAGGTACTATCCCAGCTATATTTGAAGTTCATAAATCATTTATTGGAAAACTTCATAATTTTAAGACTCTTGATAAACTACTAAATTATTATAAGTATGATTTAAACGATTTAACGATTGAGGAAATACGTATATTACAGCCATATTTCAAAAAAACTAATATTAGTACTATTAACGCCCGTAAATGGGCCGCGTCACATGCAACTCAAATAATAGGACTTAATACAAAACCAATTCCTGAAATTATCTTTAATCCATTACATGAACTTGATTCTGGTAAACATTATTACTGTAAATCTCTTGTTGAATATCTAAAAACACTTAAAACAGGTAGTATAAAACTACTCACCGCAACAGATCATACTCTTGAAAAACATAGGTTTCCATTAGACACGGACGATATTCATTTTTTTAAAGGAGTATTATATTACAGACACAAAGATATGTGGTATAATGGCGAGGACTACATGAATTTAATAGAACAACACTCAATCACAATGTATAATAATTATGCAAAACAACATCCCGTAATTGAAGAAGTTGAAAATGTATGCAATAACCTGTCATATTCTCTAGAAAATATTAGACGTGACCGTAATAAATTTAAACGTGACCAAAATAAAAATGTAAAATATACAGGAAAAGCTGTATCTCCGCAAGTAGCACTTATTTTATCATTCGAATTATCAACAACACCGGGCGTAAAGATGTTTAAATCATATCTTGATAGTTACATTAAGAGTAATATTGTTGGTTTAATAAATAATTATTATCGTATGAAAACTACTAATGAAATTATATGTTGCGAACATGTATATGTTGCAATAGATAACACCATAACTCATTTGGCAGATGAGAAGGGAAACTGTATATATTGTAAAACAAATATCATAGAACCTGTACAACAAACAGACTATAATCAAATGATGATGAGCACGGCTCGCGACTTAATTTATATGGATAAATTTCATGAAAACGATGTAAACATAGAGAGAGGATTGGAAATCTTTATCCATGTGGCTCTACGTAAGTTAGATAAAAAGATTTCTCATATATTTTCAAGAGATACATACAGTCAACTTACTACTGAAATAATTGATTATATTAAAGTTGTTCAGGACAAAGAAGGCATAGATCTAATAGACCCTTATAAAGCAAATTCATTACCACCTAAACCTTTAGGTGGCAAATCAGATGATATGTTAACTGGATTACTCTATAATCTACCAGTAAAACTAAAAGGTTCAACAGATATATTTGATATTAAAAAAGTTAAAGTTAAAGGTAAAAGCGGTAAAGTTGTTACATTGAATAAACCCTTAATGTCTCAAGTTACTAATTTTATAAAAACTGTTACAGGAGTAGATTTGACGTCCTATGAAGTTAAAGGGAATGCTTATCATACGTACTTGAAAAAATCTGTTATATCGTCACTTAAAACGAAAAAAGACGATATTGATACAGTAAATAATAGAAGTAATATATATGCGATGGGAATGCTAAAAGCCTTTTCACAGATATACGGTATAGTACTTGCTCATGTGGTTAAATTTATCAAGTATAATTATGAAGAGGATTACATGGATACAATTGTTACAGATATACACGCAAATGGTATACAATATATCTTAGACCTCATGAATAGTTATCATGATAATATGAATAATTACATTAGAAGTATCCTAGAACATTTACAAGTGGCTGCATTAGGTGACCGTGATTATGTAGGTGCTCAATACAAAACGATGAGTATATTATATAGCGGTAAATTCACGATGATGATGTATGATCTACATATTTTAGGTGATATAGATATATGGTCTGAAACTCATAAGACCCTTAAAGATACATTCACAAATATTACAGGAAATAATACACTTTCATCATCTCCTTCGTCACCTGACTCATTTACTCTATCTAGAATTGAATGGGAAAAACATTATAATGGTTTACGTGTAGGTATAGATAAACCTGATGATTTGACTCTAACATTACCAGATACAGTAGAGAAATATATTAAATGTATTGGTGTCACACAGTATAAATCTGCTGAATATGGTAGATATCTATGGAATCATTATGCTCAAATATTACCATATGGTGAAACTGTCATCAGACAACTTGAAATTTATCCAACATGGCCTATACAGAAAGACGATGATTCTAAAATATCATTAGATACTATATTTGCAATGGAATTAAAGGGTACCGATTTTACCGACATGAATATGAAATTAGGTGAATCATGTATGTATGATGCATTAGGCTATAGTATTAATTTATACAAACAACCATTTGATTCTGACTATAACTCTACAGTATTCGATAATTATCTACGAAACGAAGAAATTTTACAAGAGTACATTAACAGTAAATCAACTATAGAGAATATTCCAAGTCCATATAACGACGATGGTTGTTCCTTTATTGAACAATTAAGTGTTAAGAACGAACTTTTAAAAGAATCAGATTCTTTTAAGGCAAATATACAACCAATTCCAATAATTGAACATATTGACGTATTGTTTACAGATGGGAGTAATATAAAGGATTATGAATATCCTATAATTGTAAACGAAAAATCTCTTATACAGCGATTATTAGTACTTATAAAGTATACATCAATTGAATACCGTAATACACTTAACAATGTGTTTGATACACACCTAAACTTATTACATTCTAATATTAGTAGTGAGGCGTTTGACACTATTAAAAATACACCGGAGGCTCAGAAAACAGGAGACAAAAAAGGTGTTATCTTTTATCAAAATGATAATTTTACACCTCCTCGTTCAGACACATCAATCGAAGAATTCAAAAGTTTCGGAATGTCGTTTGATAACTGGCCAAAACCTACAACTGCTCCATTAGAATATAGAAATGATATGTTAAACAGGAAAAGTATAAGGAAATGTCAATTGGCTGTCATGCTCAAAAAATATTTTGCATGGTTATCGAACCCCATAGATGATCAAGAAGGATGGCAGATAAAAATGGACTCCGTTGTAGAAGATAAAATAGGCTCTAATTCATATACAACAGAAAAAGATATTTTAAATATGGACGGGTATTTCTCTGAAAAGTTTTATAATATTAGATTGAATGAAGCAAGAAAAAATAACTTTAAATTAGAACAATATGACCATTATATTCCAGAGTTATATTCTATGTCTTATTCCGAGTTTAGTAAATTTATAGAGAAGCATAGCAGTATTTTTATTAATAGTGACGAAGAAGAGGATTTGTTAACACGATTTGATCTTACAATATATAATGAAATTTTATCAGCAGCACAAAGACTTGATATACTAATGCATTATAAATTTAAAATTTCTTTAGAACCCGGGAATGAACTCGATATACATTCTATTGATACTCTTCCAACAAATTTGGATAATATTCAAGACATAGATTATTTTATATTATTAGATAAGGTATTTGATGCTTTAAACCTTAAAGACGTTTTAGACCCCATTCGACAACAGATCGACAACATTTATGAAGTACGTTTCATGGACCGCATTTCATGTCGCATAATTAATCGACAACACTTAAAAGACCTTGGTGCTAACATTCCTATTGCACAGGATGAAACAGATGAAACAGATGAAACAGACGAAACAGACCAAACAGACCAAAGCACTATGGATTATCTAGGTCCTGTATCAGACGAAGACGAAGACGAATTAGAATTACTCGATGACGACGGTAATCTAGAAGATGTTTAATTTATTTGCCAGTCAATTGGTTGTTTTCCTGCCTTTCGTAGAAATTTATTTGCTTTGCTAAAATGATCACATTCTGTGGGAAATTTATTATCTATGACTTTAGGCGAGGGATGACAATACTCTAAAACTAAATGACCATTTAGTTTTATTAGTTTTTTCTTAGCTTTTGCCTTTGCACCCCACAACATAAAAACTATTTTTGAATTATTATGAGATATTAATTCAATTAGACGATTTGTAAAAGACTCCCAATGTTTTATATGTGACAGCGGTTTAGATTTTTCTACTGTCAATGATAAATTGAATAATATTACTCCTTGTTCTGCCCATTCCGTTAAACATCCATGAGTTGGCTCGGTAAAAGTCACTGATTCATCATTCAATAATGCTTTATATATATTTTTTAACGATGGTGGAGTTTTAAATTTCCTTGTAACAGAAAATGCCAGCCCATGATCTTGTTTAGGTCCATTATAGGGGTCTTGTCCTAAAATTACTATTTTAGGTTCTGTTTTAGAATAGGTAAAAGCATTAAATATATCATTAATCCGAGGAAATACGTTATCTGTTCCTATAATAGACCCAATGTTTTTGTCTAACACTGCAGCCATTCTATTTATTTTACTATCATTCATTATATACATCCATCGATTGTCTGTAGGAAAATGGCTAAGAATAATGGAATTATTGGTTATTACTGGTTGCGCTTTAATGGTAAAATCAATCTCATATAAAGCTGATTCTGTATCATTGAACAAATGTTCCTCACTAAAGTTAGCTAATTTATAAACAGGGGTTTCTGGTATTTGTTCTATAGTATTATTTTTTAATTGTTTCTTCCTTGTATTTAGTGGTTCTTTATTCTCTGGTTCTTTAACACCGTTTAGATGTATAACAATTTTAGGTTCTGTCCCATTTTCAAGTTTGTAGGTTGATATAAAATCATTAAGGGATTGAGTGTATCCCTGTATATTATCTGTATCTAATGCAGGTAATTGCATATGTAGCTCAGTAATTCTTGCACTTTTACATACTTGTGTAAGACACATATTAAAATATTTAATACGTGACACCTGACTATCATTCATATATCCAGTAGTGTCAGATGCATAAACCTTACAAAAAAAATTAATAATCCCTGAATTTCCCCCTCCATAATAGATTGATTTGATTGTTCCTGCTTTAGCCCTGTTTCCAATATGATGGTCATCATAATAATTTGCTTTTTCATATTTGTTATATAATTCAGTTACATAGACAGCATCCTTTTTATTAGTTTTTTTTAATGATATAGCTGGGAAACATACTATATGAATGATTGATTCTTCTGTGTCAATGTTGGTATTTTTTATGAAATCGCTAAGTGTATCATTAATAAATTCTAATGGCATTTTAATATTAAATATTATTCAATTTTCATCAATAATTGTGACAAAGTTAACTTTGTCACAATAGAATTATGATATTCATTTAATCAAATAAAGAAATAAAATCTTCTTCTTCTGAATCAGAAGAATTATCTAAAACAGATTGTTTATCAAGACATAATTGTTTAACGGTGTATTTTTTTATAAAACTTACAATACAATTATTATCTTCCGCAAATTTCTTATATTTATTACCAAAATCATGGATAACTTGATTGTATTTTCCTTTAAATGTATCTATACCTGAAAAAGTGATATTTTCATTTTTGGTATCAATATCTACTGTAAATATCATTGTACATAAAATAACTCGATCTTTATTACGAAATCTTACAGTTATGTTACTGTCACCAAAATCAGGTTCAGTTATACCATTGGACTTCAATAACTTGTTAAGATCTGTTGATTCTGCATCTTCATGTGGTTTTACACTCCAGTAAACGACACCTTCGACATTTCGTGTTTCTAAAGAAATAAACATATATATATATGTCTATTTCTTTAAAAGTCATTATTAATAATTTATCATATGGAGTATATAAATGATACTATTAATATCATTAATAATTATTATGGTATATTTACATTGTCTCAATATATATGAACCATTTCAAACACATCATGGAGTTTTTCCTTTTCATTCTCCTTTTAGTGTTGATTTTCATCATGTTAAGATGCCTATCGTTAAAATTTCTGACAAATATGTAACAGAAAGATTAAAAATAATAACAAAAGGAATTGATATACAATATGTAAATGATGATAATAATGCCGATATAATACTGGTGCCTGAATTATATGTAATACAACAGACACATAAATATAAGGCAAATCACTACACATTTATTGCTAATCTGCATCAACCTGTATTGATTTTGTTAAGTCCGGATCGTTACGGTATGAGTGATTTTAATGATATTTTATATTCTAAATGTAAAGTTAAAATAGCGGTGTCTTCCAAAACCTCACCAGAATATACAATGATATCTGATATTCTAAAGGAATATCCTAAGGAACTTAACAATAATACTGAAATAATATTGTTAAATGAACATAGTAATTATGAATTAGGAAAAGACTACCAAATTCATGCACTACTATTGCAACGCACCTTAGGTCATGGTATAGTTAAAAAATTAACCGAACAACAACCCATACATTTAATGACAATAACACGTATTAATAAAGGAGATTATTTTATATCAGACCATGAAAAATTCTTTTTCAAAGAACATACCTATTATAACAAAGCTTTGTATGATATACATAAAGCGCGAAAACATTTCCCATATTTATCACATATAGGACATCAGAATGATTTTTTATATCTCCCTACAATCGAATGTAAATTTATTTTACTAGCTAAAAAACATGTAACACTCGATACAATTGATAAAATTATCAAAGAATTACTAGTATTATACACTAAACGCAAAATAAAAGATATGACAATATTAAATATCGCTCATAATATGTCAAAATTACCATTCCATAAATCAGCACATAACGTATATAAGTATTTAAAGGTAGTAGCATAATTCTTACTAACCGAACCTATGACGAGTTAAATGAAATTCATGTAAAAGTTTCCCATTTTTACTACCTTTCGGATTAGTCCTAATTTCAACACTTGGCAAATCCGATATAATTTGAGTAGTATTGGTATCCTCCCCCGGACTTTCGGTTATTATGTTTATGGTAGTATCCTGTATATCTTTAACTTCTATATTTTGATGACTCCAGAATGCACTTGGGTCTAAATTACCAGCATGTAGTTCTTTTTGTATTTGATCCCAAATAAAAGTAGGTAATTTTTGTCCACCTGTTGATAGATCAGTCATAGTATTAGTTATTGATCTAATAAAATCAGTACCAGGTAGTCGGTCTAAAGGGTCATTAACTAACTCTGATTCGATTTTGAGAATAATTTTATTATATCCTTTGCTCATTTCTTCATGACCTGCAGCAATCTTTGATGGATCTTCACTATTTGTATGTTGTGCAATAGCTGTAGTTAGGACGGTAAAGATTAATGAAGCAACACCTACACCAATATGTTTTTCTTCTAATAATATATTCACTCCTGCTAAAATAGTTGAAATTGAACTCAATACTATTGTTAGTTTTGTTATACGTTCAAATCTTTTTCGATAATATTCATATGCTCTTGTATGACACAAACTATGAATTTTTGAAATATCTGCGTCTGCTACGAGCTTATTAGATTTTTTTTCAGTCCATTTATTATTGCTCATTTCGAATAAATATTAAATCATTTTCTATTAATAATATTACACCTACTTATAATAAATCATTTAATATCTATTGTAAATAGTAAATTATTCATGCTACAAAAATGTTAACAGAGATTACTTTATAGCAGCGTAATTTTCTGTATATCATTATAAATTGATCATATAAATATAATTAATGGACAATTCTAAATTGCATAATGATATTGAGTCATATGTAGAATTAGAAGTTAATAGAAAACTTAAACTACGACTCGAAGACTTATCATTAACATTAATCAAACAATTTCCAGATGAATATAAATATATCAAAGAACTCGTAAAAAAATATAGTTATCCGGTTAGAACTATGTTACGATTAAATATTGAAAGAAAAAAACGCATGAAACGGGAATTATTACAGAAACATAGATGTCAAGCCCGCACAGGTAATAATACTCAATGTAGGCGACCATCTGGTACACTTGGTCAATATTGTTTAAGTCATCAACATACATTACCTCATGGAAATATTAATGACCCTTACATTATATGTGATAAATGTACAGGTAAACGCGGTAGAAAAAAGAAAAATATAGGCGAGTTTGAGACATCCGACCTAAACTCTATATTATATGTTCAGTCATTAGGAATAACTATAGAAGGAATATCATATTTACTTGATGAAAATCATATTTTATATAAATACGGCGATAATGTGATAGTTGGATACATTGAAAACGATATAGTTATTTGGACATAGTTAATAAGCGAAAAAATTACGTTTATCTACATATGTCTGCTAAAATTGATCCACTGAAATTTTTAATGCCTTTTGTTGGAACATTTAAATCATCTATACCACAGGTACATGGAACCATCACAGCTGACCTTGTTACAGGAACTTTTACCTTAAAATACATGGGATCTTTTAAAACAGGGACATCACTTACGATACAATCAAATAAATCAACTAAGGGTATATGGAAGGAAGATTCATTTATAGGGACACGATGGACTTTTATACCTACTGAAGCAACATTCAAACAAATGTTTCTGTTCACCTTTATTGAATATAAACCAGAACATATTCGTGGGTTTTATTCATGTATTCAACCATATGATAAAGGAATTATCGATATGAAAAAGACAAAAAAGGATACATTTGTCAAGACAGAAAAGGAGACATCTATGGAAACATTACCGGATAGGGTATCAGCAAATCCATTTCAAATACCTCCGTGGATTTTGGCTGCAGAACAAGTATATAATAGTAGCGGAGGATTTGGTAACTAAAGCATGCATGATCTATTGCAGAAAAAATTGAATGGTCTTTGTCATCACATGGAATCTCTGACAGCTGAAAATTACACAGACACTACTATTGGTAGTTCGCAAACAGTACATGTACTTGATACATGTTACATATGTAAAATGTTTGATAAAGAAGATTCATATTTATGGGACCCCCTGTTATGTGAGTGCCCCCACCAGATCCAATGTGTCATTACACAGCTATCCTTGTTAGTGTACATGGAAACCCTATAAAAACTAAGCCTGGCGACACTAAATATATTATTACCATATGGGATGGAAACTATCCACAATCCAGATGTGTTCCTTCCGAACTCTATACCATAGATCCAAGTTTCCAATTCCCGTTAGAATCAACTATTGATGCCTCTGATATGGAACATCTTTATGGAAAGTACTTATCTACTTATATTGATGGTATCCAATTGCTTGAGGAAATTGGATATGGTTTTAAGGGTGCTGTTGCACGTTCCAGTTATCTTAAAGACATCAAACAACGTACTAGAACACTGCTAGATACAAAGGAACGTGTTAATGATTCACAGTGTGCACATATTAAATCTCGTAAGAAGAAGTCTTTTTAGATAACATATGACAATAGCTAGTTGTAATAATATATAAATTATAGTATAATGAAGGGTTATATAATAGCTTTAATAGCTTTAATATCTTTAACATCTTTAATAGCTGTAGTTATGATAATTAGGCTTTTTACCTCTACTGAAGGATTTAAACCATTTGGAAATAGTATAAGTGACGGAGTACCTGGATCAATAGATAATAAAGGTTACTTTGATACAGATAAAAAATGGGGACACAAAGGATTAAAAAATGTACGCTCTAATCTTGCACATGTTGGTCATGGCGTACCAATATATTCAGACCAACGACAACCAGGTCAAATATTATACCTTCCATTTGATCAATCCTAATTAGAACTCCTAGAACGATAAGATTTAAGAACAGACATATAATGGACATATCGTTCAACAATACCTCGTGAGTCTGCGACAGGGGTGTGGTCATGTAAAACAGATGGGATAAAACTACCTATTTTCATCCCCATATCAGCTGTTATTGCTTTAATTCTTTGATTAATATCAATCATATAATCAAGTTTGGTATATCCTGTATAATAGTTTTCGTGTAATGGTAACCCTCCGAATTGTTTACCATAAGTACATAAAAACCATGAAATCCATGTGTCATCAAACCAGCAATTATCCGTTACAATTTTTAAAGTCCGTGATGGTATAATGGCAGGATTCTCCCATTTCTTGATAAATTCTATTATTTGTTCAGCAGCCTTTTCATTACTTATACATTCAGCCTTTATTATCGACCATGGTATTGGCTTGTTTTGCCACCACATCAATGTTTCTTTTTCATAATCTTCTAAACGTCCTTCCATATGAACTTCTATAGTATCAACCAATTCTAGTTTTGGTCTAGTGGCCCGCACTTACCATCCCATTTATATACAACCATTCCTATAGCTAATAGTGGATTAACTCCTAGTACGGGACCACCTGTTTCAATATCTACACCTAATAAATAACATCCTTTTGGCATTATATAATATAGTATACACTATGTAAGTATATATTAATTAATTATATGACCATTTACGAGTGTTCCATGGAAGAATATTTAATTTTAATTCTTTTCCTTCTATATAACTTGGTTTAATACCATAACATACAACACCTAACTTTATCTGACCTGGAAACCTTCCACCTTTAAAACCAGCTTGACATTCATTCGTATTTATACTTGAAATAGAATAGGCTTGTAATCCCTCAACCCATCCCAATGTACACCAGTTTGCTCCTTTCGTATAAGCTTTATATAATTCACCTTTTGTTGCAAGGCGACTATTTAATCGTTTGCATAATGCTTCAGTTGATGCATATCTGTATGCATTTCTACCGATGCAATATACTTCTGGTTTAGGAATCTGTGGTTGACTTACCCAATAATATTTATATGATATTAAGTAATATAATATAATGCATAATAAAATTATTACAATAACAAAGGACAACATATATAATATATTGTAAACTTTAGTTTTTTATTATAAAGTTTATAAACTTATATATATATGCTTGATTCACTTGTAAAAATGGGTAAAGAATCTTCGGGTAATATAATTCTTGTTATGGCTACTCTAATAGGTGCCTTTGGGGGATTTCCTCAACCACCTAAATTTTTTGCAGAGGCAGTTAAATGGGGTATAGTTCAATGGTTTTTAGTATTTGTTTTAGCGTATCAGGGTGGTGCAGGAGCAAGTATTCCTTTAGCTGCAGGGGCCACAGCCGTAACATTTGTATTATATAAAATAATACGGAGTTTCGAAAAGTCAGACGATGATTTATTCTTGTTATAAATCATATTATATTACAATTTGATATAAGTCTGGATATGTTGTAGCTGCTTCGGCTGACACTGTAACAAGAGCAAGCATAAAATAGAGGGATCCTTCATGGTTTTTTACTAACATATCTACAAATAGTAAAATTTCACGTTGTAATTTATTTATCATATGTTTCGTATATAGATTAATTTGCTCAGGATTAGGACATAGAACACCATTTGGCGGCATTAATTCTTTTTTCTTTGCGTCTGATAAATTCAAACGATAATTCCATATCTCATTAAGCGTGTTATATAACAACTTATATTGTGTTAAGTTTAACTTGTCAAACCATAATTGGTCCATATAATGATATGTATTTATATGACTACATACATTGATAGTTAATTGATCAATTAACATAGTATTGTTATCTTCTTTATCAAAAGTATGTGGATAACCATATTTAATCATCCATTTATTTTTTCTATTGATACGGTTTATTGTATCATCCGAAAGTACTGTATTTGTAAAATAATTATATTTAATATTTTTGCATTCATTTAGACTACGTATATCATATATGTAGCTTCCATTCTCATATACCTCGAAATAATGTGATTTTGGTATGGCATTTACATTGACGCTTGTGACAGGATCATCTATATTTAAAGGCTCTGACGTATCTATAGACACTCTTCCAATTTTATACAAAAAATTGTCCAAAAATTTACGGGCATAATAAGATTCGTCATATATATATTTTCCCGTTTCTCTAAAAATTATCAGGTTGTTTAAATTTTCCGTATTACCTCGTATAACAATTTTTTTTTTCCTGCATTTAAGAAATATTTTATATTCAAGACATTCTTTTTTTATGACTTTGATCGGTATGGGTTTAACTGACATATCAATATAGATATATTAATATTATCATTTTTAATTAGTGCATAAATTATGCACTAATTAAAAAAACTGATATGTTTTATACTTGAAACTATATAATATATTAGCAATGTCATCTCAAACACAAACCCAAAACAAACCCAAAAAAGAAAACAATTTCGTAATTGTAGATTTTATCGACTTAGACACAAGTAAATTTACATTTGCCCAGCCTAAAGACAATAACTTCGGTGGCAAATATGTTACCGTACGATACGCTTCTAAACAACTGTATGTTAGATATGGTACACGTACATGTACATTTGGTGTTAGTACAAATACACAAAATGTGCAGGAAAAACAGCCTAATACTTATCCCAAAGACCTAAAAGTTACAGGATACGGAACATCTCTTACTCTTCATAAGGATTATGTAAACGACTCTTATTATGAAAAAGGTCGTGAACTAGACGAGTTTTTTATTAACAAATGCATTGAAAATTCCATGCTATGGGGTCTAGGAGGTTCAAAAACTAAACCAATTGCTCGCGAAACAATTGAAGGCTATGACGATAAAGGCGATAATGGTAAATGGAAACGCCTTCTTAAATATCCTTATAAGAAGGATAAAACTACAAATGAAAGGATTTACCAAGAAGAGTACTCTCCTCGACTAGATTTCGGTATTCCAACTGTATCTATGGTTGAAGAGAAAGGAGAAGATAATCTTCTTCATACTAAAGCTGTATTTAAACCCAGGTTTTATGATGCAGACGGAAGCAAATATGACGAAGTATCGACAGATAATATTGATGAAATTCTTCCTGCCTGGTCACGTATGGGTGTAGTCGCTATGTGGTCAAGTATTTCACTCGGAACTTATGGTGCCAGTCTCAAACCAAAAGCTCAGCAAATGAGAATTTTTCCAAACGAAGGCCTCGATAACGACCAATGTTATTTGGATGGAGAAGATGCAGATGCAGATGCAGATGCCGAGGACCAATTTAATGCTTTACCTGATGCACTTGGCTCTTTAACATCTAATAAGAATGAAGTAGTTGAAGAGGAAGTAGTTGAAGAGGAAGTAGTTGAAGAGGAAGTAGTTGAAGAGGAAGTAGTTGAAGAGGATCTTGAAGAGGAAGAGGAATTACTGGAAGATGTAGACGATACTCCAGTACCTGTAAAAGCACCTGTCCGGAAGGGCCGTAGAATTGTTACTAAAAAAGCATAAATTATAAATTATAAATTTAACATATCTATATAGAAGAATTATTACTTTGTAAAAATGAAACCCTGTTTTTATTCCAATGACCTTTAATTTTTCTGAAATGACACAAGAATTAACTAATGTTAATCGAGACATGTATGCAGCATTAGTAGAAATTCAATTTGAGTATATGGTATTTGACCCTGTATTACTGAGTTTACATGACCATATAAGAGATATAAATTCAAAGAATTTACCTAAAACATTAAAAAAATGGACAAATTATGTAAATGACTTTTCTCATCATAGACGTACAATTGATACTGTCGACTATACTAAATTTATAAATGATTGTAATATATTCCTGACAGACCCTCTTCAACTACAAATAATTATAAATATCGAGAAACATAGTTTTTGTATTGATAAGATAAATACAAGATTTAATATAGTTATAGATCCCCAGTATTTTATACGTATGTTACTACATAAAAAAATTTTATGTAGTACTGGTTCACGAGTATATTTAGATTATTTTTGGAGAAAATAATCATATCTTAACATTATTATATGAATAACTTAATTTCCAATAACTTAATTTCCAATAACTTAATTTCCAATAACTTAATTTCCAATAACTTAATTTCCAATAACTTAATTTCCAATAACTTAATTTCCAATAACTTAATTTCCGTAAGAAACTCATTAAAATCAAATATTAAATCCTTTGGTCCAAAAATTTATAATGCCAAAATATGTGATATAATTGGTAATAATGTCCATAATAATGATTCAAATGATTTTACAAAAAGAATATTAGAAGTCGTATATAATATAACACCTTCTGAATACTACGAGTATTAGTTAAAGGAATATAACACAAAAATATCTAAACATGGAGCTCTTGTTGTTTATTCTGGAGCAAAAACAGGGCGTTCAGCTACAGATAAACGTCTTGTATTAGATGATACTAACAAAACTGACATTTGGTGCGACAAAGATACTTCTCCTAATGTATCTATTACAGACAAGGTGTTTAATATAAATAAAGAAACCGCAATATGTTATCTAAATAACCTAGATAGAGTTTATGTTTTTGATGGATTTATTTGTTGGCATAATAAACATCGTTATAAAGTTAGAGTCATTTCATCAAGAGCATATCATTGTCTTTTTATGTATAATATGTTAATTAGACCAACGCAAGAAGAGTTAATAAACTTTGGCGACCCAGATATAACAATTTATAATGCTGGATGTTTTCCCTGTAATAGATATACTGAAAAAATGACTTCCACTACAAGTGTATCTTTAAACCTTAAAACAAAAGAAGTAGTAATACTTGGAACACAATACGCAGGAGAAATGAAAAAAGCACTATTTTCATTTATGCATTATTTAATGCCGCAAAAAGGTATACTATCTTTACATTCATGTTGTAATATCTCTTATGATAAAAATAATGTTTGTTTATTCTTTGGATTATCTGGTACAGGTAAAACAACATTATCAGCAGACTCAAATAGAAAATTAATTGGAGACGATGAACATTGCTGGGATGATAATGGAGTTTTTAATATTGAAGGAGGTTGTTATGCAAAGGTAATTGATTTAAATCCCGATAGCGTAAAGGAAATATATAATGCAATTAGGTTTGGAGCTCTTTTTGAAAATACCATATTAGATGATTATACAAGAAAAGTTAATTTTAAAGATGATAGTATTACAAAAAATATAAGATTGTCTTATCCTATAAATTTTATAGATAATGCAGAAATTCCATGTATAACAAATAAACATCCAAATAATATAATATTATTAACATGTGATGCATTCGGTGTTTTGCCATTGGTTAGTAAATTAACACCCGAACAGACAGTTTATCATTTTATTAATGGATATACTTCTAAAGTAGCTGGAACAGAACAAGGAATTAATGAACCTGTAGCTACGTTTTCCGCTTGTTATGGAGAGGCATTTTTAGTTTTGCATCCAATGGTATATGCTAAAATGTTAAAGGAAAAAATTTTAAAACATGATGTAAACTGTTGGTTGGTTAATACTGGTTGGGTTGGAGGAGGCTATGGTGTTGGAAAAAGATGTGACATAAATATCACAAGAGAGATTATAAATACTATACATGATGGTTCATTAGCACATAAAACTTATACACAGTTCCCATTATTTGATTTAAATGTCCCTATTGATTACATATTACCGCGGGACACATGGACAGATAAAGATTTGTATAATAAATCTTTAAATAACTTATTTTTAAGCTTTCAAAATAACTATAAAAAGTATCAATAATTGACGGAAAAAATGATTGCAAAAATAACATAATGACCACAATTAAAAAACTATTCACAAACAATCAACAAGCAATCGAATATGTCGATGATCCTGCTAACAAAGTTCTAGTAGTAGTATCATTGATAACTATCCATAACATGACGGAACTAACCTATAAGTCTAACGATCCCATATTAATTAAAATATACCTAGAAAAGATGGAAAGACGTGAAAGTTATCAATTACAAAAAGATTTTGTAGTTATACCCCAATGTCAACCCACATTGTCAGGGACTACTTTTGATACTTTAGCTGAAGCCGTGTCAGTTTGTTTAACCTAACCTAAGTTCTGTGAGTTAATAAAATATGTACCAGATTACTCGGATACATTAGAATATATTAGGCCACGGACAGTAAAAACTATTTATGCCCTAGTCACTGATTTAAGGGCTAAAGTTAATATACTTCAAAATTTTCATAACATATATCCAATAGGTGATGTATGGTTTAAAAAAAACCTAGCTGACATACAATTGGAAAAGATATATCAGACTTTTTATGGACTCGGAACTAAAAAAAGTATATTATCGACTCATCAATCTATATTAATATATAATGCCGAACAATTACTACTCATTGAAGATAAGATCAAATCATATATAGATATAATAAAATCAAGGGACGTCGAAATGATTAATAATATATTAATATCTGGACAACTACTCTTAAAATATAAAGATTCAACAGAACAAACACCTCCTACATATGTATCAAATTGTTGCACTGATTCAGGTGATAGATTGTATATGAAACAAAATATATGGACATCCCTTATGAATGTAGTCAGTATAACTGACGGAAGGGAAGTAGCCATTTCATTAAATAATAAACAAGGAGATCCAAATGTTGCATTTTATGTAATATTATTACCAGGTTTAGCTAACATTCATATGGAATTAGACATATCAAAGGAAGATATTAATGAATGGATTAGTAATAATGCAGTATAATTCATATGATTTTTTTACGTTAAATAAGTAATTATATTGTTCATCTGGACAGATCTATTGCATTAAACTGTGTTCCCGCCTTCAAGTCTGTTAATCTTGTTAACTTAAAAGTATATAATTTCTTGAGGCATAATAAGATAAATATATTATGCCTATATAAATTCGTTGGATCAAACCCTTCATATAAATTCTTTATGAATAATCATAATATGTTTCACAACACATATTGTCCTTCTTTGTATAAATTTTCATTATTTTAGGACAATTTATTAAGTCTTAGAATACAAAATAAATTAATAGATAAAAAAGATCATTTGGAGAAAATGATTATTATTATATAATTAATGAATAATGAATACTCCGATACGTTTAAAATATTAACAATTGGTGATACTTGTGTAGGAAAAACATCATTGTTATATCGCAGTCAAGAAAACATCTTTCGGGCAGACACAAAAAATACTATAGGTATTGACTTTACACAACGAGATTTAGAAAGAAATTACAAAAAATATAAATTATATATATGGGATACTGCAGGTCAAGAAAGATTTAAATCTGTAACAAGAGCTTATTATCGTGACGCGCATGCTGCATTTTTAGTATTCGACCTTACTAATCCTGAATCATTACAAAATATCAGAACATGGTACAAAGATCTTATGAATAAATTTAATTATAATGGAAACTCTTCAAAACCAATAGTATTATTAATTGGTAATAAAAGCGATTTGACTAAAACTGTAAAACACTCAGACATTATCGAATTAGTTGACGAACTTAAGATACCTATATATCTTAATACTAGTGCGAAAACAGGTGAACATGTGGATGATATGTTTGAATCATTACTTGACTTATTAATAACAAATAATAACATTAATAAAGCATATAATTCAATACATCTTTCTAGAAGTTCTAAAACTTCTCGTTGTTGTAAATAATTATTTAAAGAGATTTGTCATTAATTGTTAATGACAAATATCGATATTTCACAAATCAACTCTTGGACTTTAGTAAAAGAATTACTTGGACGTATATTTTTTCCCTGTTATTACTTGGGGAAATTATGTAATGTCTATAGGTAATCCCATCATAGAACCACTATTATATCCAGTAGTAGATCCAGTAGTAGATCCAGTAGTAGATCCAGTAGTAGATCCAGTAGTAGATCCAGTAGTAGATCCAGTAGTAGATCCAGTAGTAGATCCAGTAGTAGATCCAGTAGTAGATCCAGTAGTAGATCCAGT